ACGAGCATATCGCCTACAGTACAGACGGTCGTGAATGCCATGAAAGCAGTCACCATAACAAATGCGTTGAGTATAGCTTGTGTCATTTTTGTTTCTCTCTTTCGTTTATAAACTTTCTAAAAATGAAATAATTTTATCCATAAACACCTTGTGACCTTCTTGATTTGGATGCAACGCAAGTACAGGTGATACTTCATTATAGTAGGCTGTTTTCACAGATGCTATTGAAGGACATAATCCACCCCCACTATTCAAATCAAGATATGGAATACTGTAATAATTTGCAACTTCCTTTATTGCATTTACATATGGAATCAACAGTGCATTATCTTCACACTGAACAGGAAGAATTACTCCTATTTTTTTGCCTAAATGTCTGTCTACTATGCCACCGTAGATAAGATGTAACGCACCATAAAAGGTGGTATATACTCTGTCTGTCATTACTCCTATTGGACACGCAAACGCTTTATCATTAACTCCGGCGTGGATTGTGATAATATCAGCATCCGTAGTCATCAAATTCCATTTATTTGCAATGGTTGTAAATCCGGGCAATCCGGGATTTGCATATGCCATTCCATTTTCTGCATAATTTTGCATAATAACCCCGGTTTTAGATGGAATCATATCCTTATATCCACCATCCCAATTTGCTATGCTATCTCCGATACTGTTCCATTTTTTGTTGAATATCTTAGATTTTGGCACAACTGGATAATCTTCGGTAAATTCCCATACAATTTGGCTATATGGAATGTAAGTTGTTGGAAAATAATTCAAACACACCATAGCATCAGCGCCACTGAAAGCGTTTGAAAATGATAATTTCATATACTTGATGCCTGTACCACTTGGAACTGGGATAATGCTATATGGATTTGCAATCGAAGATACGAATGCTTTATTTATGTCGTAGAAACAAGCTCTTATACTGTCATAAGTGATATAGGTTCTTCCTGCGATACACGGCATAAAATCACTTGTTTTATGAGTGGCTGCTGTATTTTGCACTCCGAGTGTGTCCATATACCCATTTGTTGCAAGAGTATAATCATAGATATTCAAGTGTCTTCCCCGAAGGAAGGATGTATTAGATATATCAATCCCATAGTCCTTGATTTCGGCAGACGCGATACTTTTTGGTGACGGTCTAAAATCGATACCACTTCCGTCCAAATCTAGTATAATTTTATACGCTTCATATCCAGTTTGAACACTTCCAAGTTCGAGTTGTTCCGTATTAAGTAAAGCGTTCAGCATACAGATTCTAATGAAATAAGCTCCCGCAGGACTGGTAAAAGTCTTTCCCGAAACAACACCAGAGATATATACCTTTGAAGCGTTGTAAAATGCAAATTGTTCATTGTCTACTTTTGTGTATTGTGTATTAGGCAAAATCGGTATGTAATCACTAACGGTGTATAGAGCGTATGCAGACAATGTTCCAGTATTCCAATTTACATACTGTCCGATAGTAGCGGTTAATTTGTTAAATAAATTTTTACTATTTTTATATCCTGCTATCTTTTTACCAGTGATGCTATTATCTGCTATGCCTGTCGCTTGATATGTTCCACCTGCTACCCATGCAGAACCCGACCAGTAATACCACTTACCATCTGCGGTAACTACATATACACCTGTCGTGCCTGTTGGGAATGCAGATTGAAGTAATGCGAGTGTTGCATATACGCCTTTCGGAGATCCACTATCACCTTTTAAACTTAGAATGAATTGTGATTCAGTTCCGACATTTCCAAGTGCTAACCACTCGTCATAAGCAGATAGTCCAGTAAAACAGTTTTTGAGTGATGCAACTGTTACTTTTTTAGTATCAGATTCATCTTGAACAATCATAATATCGGTATCTGCTAGTGTAACTTTTTCTGTAAAACTTGCAATGTTTACATCTGCCATAATCACTCACTTCCTTTCAATTTAGATAGTTCTTCTTCTAACTCTTTGATTCGTAAATCTTTCTGTTTGATGAGCAAGTCTTTCTGTTCATTTGACCATATAGATTTAATCAAATTGACTTCCATTTGAGCCTTTGCGAGTGCTAATTTATTGATGATATATTGTTCCATTTGTTCTCCTTATGGTGTAGTCCAAACTGAACCATCTGAGTGCATATATAGCGTGTATATAGCAGCACCACCGAATCCACATTTAATGTTTACTGCCGACATTTGACCATTGACAAATACATCACCGTAGATTCCACAAGTTCCTTCAATGCCTATTCCAGCAGAATCGGTGAATAAATATCTAGATCCGAAATATAATCTTCCATTAGCAGAATCAAGTGATACACTACCTTTTGAAATTGAACTTGCATTGATATCCCACCCAGCGATATTTCCACTATTACTGTATAAGTAGCCATCTTGTTGAACTCTGAATCTACCATTGCCCGCCCAGAATGCCCAGTCAGTGTTATTGCTCATGCCTGTAGCGTTACTATTCTGTTGACCGTCAGGTAAGTATCCATTACGAATACCGAGTGAATTTGATATGCTTGAGATTGGCCCGATTGTAAATCCAGCGATCAACCCTGCTAATGCTTCTATACTTCCGTCTAAATTAATTTTGAAATAATCATTGGCCGTAATCACGCCTTCTAACTGAATATGATTTGCGCTAATCTTGATTGTGTCTGCTGTCTGATTTATCAATGACGCAATAGTATCACCATTATAATCGGTCGATGATACTTTAGATGCAATAGCTTCTGAATTGATAATAATTGAAGATTCATTGGTTGCTGTTCTACCATCTAAAGTTGTTATATCTTGTACCAATAAACTGATAATTCCATTTACCTTATCAACCATGATTTCAGTATGCTTAACACGAGTTGATAGTGTTCCTTCATTCTTATATGCCGTATCTGTTAATGACATTGTAGTAGCCTTTAATTCAACCCTGATAGCGCCATCGAACGACAACGAGTAAGCAAGTACAGAAGATATGATTTTAGCGTTGTTGTTATAACTGATTGGAAATAAATAATTGCTTGATGCCTTAGTAATGATTGCATCGCCGCCTAAGGTGATAATGTACCTATCGATATATGCTTCGTCTGATGTATCTAAAGTAATGACATCACCTAAATCTAAGTAAGGTGCTACCTTTGAACTAACTGTATATGCCTTAAATTTGAACCCTTTAATTTCTGCAAACATGGCATCTATTACACTTGTTTTAATTGCTTCGTTCCATAATATCGGACTGTTAGAAATAGATATTTCTACATTCCCATCTACGGTAATCATTGCCGAATCTGAACGAGTTACATTTTCTCCAGTAACTACATTGTCGAGTTTCAGTACAAGTGTATTGATACCTTGAACTTTGAAATTATCTTGTCCTAGTTCTAATTCTCTAGCCGTAGTGCGATCTATTGTTTCAACCGAAGTTTGAGATTTAATATCGGATAACTTCTTAATAGCGACTTGACCTGTACGGTTGATGTAAGCAAAACTTAGCGCAACCTTTAATGATTCCGTTAGCACTTGTTTCAATGTAGCGTTATCGAAGTATGGCTTAGTAGCGATACTGAATGTACCATTGAAAATAGTCGAGTTAGATAGCGTTACACCTGCTTGTGCGCATATATTCTGTACGAACGCTAACAATGTTATCGGATATGTATTCGCATCTACGAATGGTTTGTCAAACTTCTTCATGTAATCAACACAATCTGCCGATGTAGTCAAAGTGGCTTTATCGTAAGTTGGGTTTCCCATAATGAATGGTTGATACGGTACATATTCTTTTGTAATACCGTCTGACAGATATACACCGATATACGGTTTGATTTCGTACACATGAGATAAATCTAAAGCAGATGCAATATCGCCTGTAAATATAATCTTGCAATTAGCCTGTGCTACACTTCCTAAAATTTCTTTGTTCGGAATAGCATCACATTCAATTAAAATATTCTTGATCTGCGCACCGTCTATATCCCTTGATGTTGAATCTGTTGTGTCGGTTAAGGTAACATATGCTACATTCTGACTTGTAAGTCCTTTGATAATATTTTTATATGCAGTAGATGCAGAATACATTAGTTCACCTTCTCTCTTTAGTTCTCAATTAGGTTTACAGACATAGCATTGTATAGCACATCTGTGTTGTCTAAACTTTTAATCCACATCGGAGATATTTTGAAATCGCCATGATAGAATGAACCTGTTTTAATCGAACCATCGAACATATCTTCGTAAGTAATAGTAAGCGCATCAGGCTTGACTATATTAAGCCAAGCCCTTAGCAGTGTTTTATTCATAGGTGCTACTCCGACAACGAATTTTACTTTATGTGCTATGACATTGTGCATCATCGTTCCTGCCAAATTAGTACCCGAATCTAATTCTAATGTGAACCTTGAATATTCAAACGATGTAGGTACAGGTGGCACTACTCCGTTAATAGTTCTTATATCCCATACTTGCGCCATAACTTCTCCCTTCGCTTGATTAAATCAAGATTGTTTTACCACCTTTAATCGAATCGTTAATCATGTCAATCAATGCACCACCAACTTTGTTACTGCCAATCTGAACAGTGAGGTTAATAGGTGTAGATGATTTATTACCTTCTCCTAATACACTTGATACGGCTATTGCTACACCTTGCGATACGGCTTGAACTATTTGATCGTTATTCGCAACGGCAGTACGACCACCGATTTGCCCGACTAATTCAGGTATGCCATTTTCTCTAGCCTTGAAATACTGTCCTGATTCAGGATAACCACCATCTGCATATTCTCGTATCTGCTTACCACCGCCACCTTGTGTATTTGTTCTAGATGTATAACTTGATGGATTAGTAATAGCAGAAGGCATCGTAAACTTCTTACTTGCCATCTTATCTATTGCTGCGCTAATCAACACGATACCTGCTACGATAGCAACGGCACCGATGCCTAATGTCCACGCAGACTGTAACGCTGCAACGGCTAATACAACTCCGAATATTCCAGCTGCTAAAATTGCAAGTCCATATCCTAACTGTCCTACGCCACTTAAACTATCCCAAAACTTCTGTAAGTCATCGTAGTAGTAAATCAATGCGCCAATCAGTATAACCATGATCCCTAATGGACTTGTGATTGCTAATAACACTGCTGGTATAGATTCAAGCGCAGTATATGCTAATAGAACTTCAAATATTCTAGCGATATATCCACCTAACGCAGGATTGTCTTTCGCCCATTTAGCAAGGTCTTTAAACATCAGATTAAGATTATTCAACATCTTATTGATGGCATCTAATGACAACTTCGCTAACGGTGTTAAGAAGTTATTTAAGAAGTCTTTGAAGTATGGTTCAATATCTTTGAATATGCCATTCACAAAATCGAAGAATGATGACATGGCATTAAAGAATTTTGGTATTGATTCTGTAATAATAATCTTTGAAATAGGTGCGATAAAATCATCGTAGAATGTCACAACAAGTCTTACTGCGGTGTCCGTAAACTTTGATAGATTTTCCCATAGTCCACTAAACGATGTAACGAACGGTTGAATATCAATTCCAGTTAATGACTTGATATTGGCGTAGAAATTATTCCAACCCGCAAACTCGAATGAAATCTCTCCTGTCGCTTCATCAACTTGCTTAGTGAACCCTAGCCAAGACATGATCGTGTCACGGATTGCTAAAGCCTTCATCTTGACATTGCCCATTTTATTGTCATAGTCGGTAACATATTTCATCAACGCTTTGTAGGTGTCTGACATACCACCTACGGCAGCAGCACCCCCACCACTCGATGCAGTAGTTGAACTGATATTGTTTATTTCGTCCCATCCACGCAACTGTTTATTCAACTTAGCGACAGAAGCAGCAGCACCATCGGCAGCATCTCCTGTTTCATCTAATCCATTAGTTGTATCGCCATAACCGAAGTCAGGCATTTCAAACCCCATAATCATCGCTATTGTCTTAAATATTTCTTTCATTACCATGACAACAGCATTGACATATGGCAGAATCATTCCAAATAGTCCGATGAATAATGCACCAAACCAACGGTATGCTTCTTTAATCTGATTGCTAAACACTTTCATCTGATTAGCCGGTGCTTCTAATGTTCTAGCAAAGTCACCTTGTGCATTACCCGACTGTTTCAAAATTGAGATATAACGCAACAGAACTTTCTCTGCTTGTGTCAACTGAATAACTTGTTTATCAATTCCTAAAGAATCTAGAATTGGTTGTAAAGTTTGTTGAGTAACATCTATACCAACTGCTCGTAACGGCTTCGTTTGACCAATGATACCCGATTGAATCTTCGTGTACATTGAATCGAATGATACATTGAATAATGACGATAAGTCATAAGTCAACTTAGTTAAGTTAGTCGATAAGGTTAATGATTCCTTAGAAGCGATTCCAAGCGATGCAGTAAGGTTTTGGAAGAAACCTTGATACCGCATACTCGCACTCATATCCGTTCCCATAACCTCGTTCATGGTGTTCTGAAAGCGTGTCGCTTCGGCAGATGCAGAACCCATTGATACTCTAAACAAGTTATAGTTCTCTATAAAT